ATTGATGCTTACATATTTGAAATTGATAAAGAAACGGGCGAAATGTTTGGTATCGGCTCAATGGGACACGAATATGAAGCAGGATATTACACGCCTGATACGTTCAATAGCCTAAAATCAAGTATAAAATCAAACGGGGACGGTACTTTAAGTGTTAGTCCGGCGTTTGAATTAGATTTGTATAGTGATCTTAATGTAACTAAGGAAGATTTACTAAACGGAACACTTGAAAAATCTGAAAAAATAGTGAATAATGAAGATAAAAAGGGGGACTCAAATGGACTTAATGAGCGCACTGTTTTACAACAATCCAGACTGGAAGAAAAAGAACCAAGAGTCAATGAAGAGTCTAATAGAACTGAAAGAACAGAACCCGAAACTAGCTCAAGCGTTTCTGAACTCGGACGAACAGACGACACAGGGCTATCAAATGGACGACGATTAACAGATAGTCATAAGTCTATAATTGAAGCAAAGTATAAAAACCAACACGAACTAAATACTGCAATAGAAAACTTCATCAATAATAAAGAGTATGAAGTTTATAATGGCAATTTGCCTGAAGAAGTTAAGAGCTTCCTAAAAAAATATGCAGGTGCAGGTGGACTAGAAAAGCAAGGGGCAGAGGGTAAAGGGTTATTATCCGAATATTATACCCCTGACAATGTAGTTAAAAAGATGTGGGATTTAACCTCACAATATATAAATCCAGACGGCGCTAAAGTTTTAGAGCCGTCTGTTGGTATAGGCAGATTTTTAGAACATGCTCCAAAGGGAACATCTTTTGATGTTGTTGAAATGAACCCTGTCAGCGCAAAAATAACAGAGCTTTTATATCCTGATGCAAATGTTACTGTCGGACAGTTTCAAGAGAGATTTATTGATAAATCTAAGAATTTACCAATAAAAGAGGTTACGCCTGAATATGATATTGTTATAGGTAACCCACCTTATGGCGAATATTCAGGAATGTATAAAGGACTCGGAGAGGGTAAGAAATACAGAACTCTGCAAGCATATTTTATAAACAGAGGGCTTGATACACTAAAAGAAAACGGGGTTATGACGTTTATTGTTCCTAGTTCATTCCTGGAAAATATAAACGATAAATTAGAAATAAGCGGTAAAGCTGAATTGCTAGATGCGTACAGATTACCAGAGAAAACTTTTGATACAACTTCTATTGGTACTGATATTATCGTAATGAGAAAACGCACAGGTCAGGGGCAAGATACAAACTTTGTTGCTGAACAATGGTTCAAAAAACATCCTGAAAAGATACTCGGAACACAGGAAACACGCAAAAATAGATTTGGGAAAGAAGAAACCTTTGTAAAAGGCGATAAAAATGCAGTTGAAAAGATAGATACATCCAAAAAAGATATTCAAGAAACTGAAACTGTAATAGAAAAACACTCAGAACCTAAAAAAGCAAAAACTACAAGAAAATCAACAAAGAAAAACGAACAACCAAAAACACAAGGTAATGTTAAATATAATGAGTATAAGCACGAAAACCCTATATCAGAAGAAGATATGCCGTACTATACCGACACAAGAGTTGACGGTACATTACCTGAAGAAAAATATAGTCCGAATGAAAAGGTAAACCAATTTGACGGTAAATTATATAACGATTTTAACTATCTGCAAGGCGATATTTACGAAAAACTTGATGCGCTAGAACACGAGAATATTTCCGAAAAGCAAAAAGAAATACAACGTAAGAAATTGCAGTCAGTATTGCCTACGCCGAAGAAATTGTCACAAATGAATATAAGCCCGTCGTCTGATTTTGTAAAGGAATTTTCGGTAAAACATAAGGTAATTGACCGCAACACTAATGAAGAGGTTGACGAAGATATTTTTCTGGATAGAAAATATCTTGATTATATTAGCGAATTAACAAATTCAGAGCGTAATGGTTTAAGTGTTTGGGATATTAGAGATTTTGTCAGTGGTAAAGCGGTAAGAACTAATTACAGAGGATATTCATTATCTAAAGAAGAAAAAGCAAACCAAAGAGCCGAGTTTATGACAAAGCTCAAAAATACTGTTGATAAAACCTTTAATGACTTTATCAATAGTGAGTTATCTATTGAAGATATGAAAAGGCTTGAAGAAGCCTGGAATAGACAATTTAATAAACTTTATACACCTGATTATAAAAAAATCCCTATGATCGTAAAGGGTTTATCCGATACTTTCTACGGATCTAAACTAAAACTTCAAGATGTCCAGGTTGAGGGCGTAAATTATCTCACAAATAAAGGTATTGGTTTATTAGGGTTTGAAGTCGGGGTTGGTAAAACTTTATCCGGAACAATTGCAACTGTCCAGAATATGCAAATGGGCAGATGTAAAAAGCCTTTAATATTAGTTCCTAAATCTGTAAAACCAAACTGGATAAGAGAAATACACGAAGCATTCCCAAATATAAAAATTAACGACGTTGACAATTTAAGCAAATTCAGTGGGGAAATTGAGGACGGAAGTATTTCAGTCGGTACTTATCAAGCGCTTGATAACCTCTGGTATAATGAAGATACTGTTAAAAAATTATCTTCCAACGCTTCAAAAGTAAGAACAGATTTTAATAGAGAGTCAACAAAAAGAGGACGTGAGAAGAGCGAAGAACGTAACGCTGAATTTATCGGGAAAGCTATGCAGGGCAATAAAATGCTCCATAGAGTTGAAGATTTAGGGTTTGACCATATTACTGTTGATGAAGCACATAATTTCAAAAACCTTTTCGGGGATGCAAAAGCTGACGGACAAGAGGGGAACACATACTCAAAAATAACGGGTGCAGAGTCAACAAGAGCAAAAAGACTGTTTTTATTTACTCAGTATATTTTAGAAAATAATAATAACCGAAATGTCTTTATGCTGACTGCTACCCCGTTCAATAACAGCCCGCTAGAAGTATTTAATATGTTGTCATATATGGCAAAAGATAAACTGGACGATATGGGGATATATAACGTCTATCAGTTTATGGAAAACTATGTAGATATTGGGGCAGACTGGGTTGTTGACAGTAAAAACAATGTTTCATTCAAGCAAATTGCAAAAGGATATAAAAACCTGCAATCATTACAAAGCATAATAGATAGTTGTATGCTTATGAGAAGCGCAGAAGATGCAGGAATTAAGCGCCCGAATAAAATAACAAGACAATTTGCACTAGAACCAACCGAAGAGCAAAAGAAACTTATAGCTAAAATGGAAGCGTTAGCAGTTGGTTTAGATGTTGATAACGAGGGGAATATTAGAACTTTATCACGAGAAGAGTTAAAAGGCGCACAATTAGAAGCTATTGCAAGAGGTAGAATTGCAACATTATCCCCTGATATATTTAATAATAATCTTGAAGTTTCTCCGGAAGATTTCATTAAAAACTCTCCGAAGCTCAACTTTGTAATGAAAGCAATTGAAGTAAATAAGAAAAAAGATAAAGATACTTCTCAACTGGTATATATGCCTATCGGAAAGGACTTTTTGCCAAAAATTAAACAGTATTTGGTAAATAAGGGCGTATATAAAGCTGATGAAATTGCAATTATTCAGGGCGGTATTACTGACGATAAAATCAATAGTACAACTGACTCATTCAATGACAGAAACGGGAAAATTAAAGTCATAATCGGGACAAATAAAATTAAAGAGGGTATGAATTTGAATAAAAATTCATCAGTTCTTTATATTCCGTTTATCGACTGGAATCCGACTGATTTTGTTCAGGTAGTTGGTAGAATTTGGCGACGTGGAAACAGATATAAAACTGTTCGTGTAATTGTTCCAACCTTAAACGACTCTTCTGATAGCTTTATGTTCCAGAAACTTGATGAGAAAACATCAAGAATAAATAACATTATGGACAGGGGAAAAGATTATATTGATACCGGGGAATTAAACGCTTCCGAAGAAAAAATCAATATGATTACAAATCCTGATAAAAAAGCTATGATGTTCTCTCAAATTGAACAACAAAAGCTAGAAAATAAAATTTCTAACCTGAGAGGGCAACTAGAGGATGTAAGACATTATAAACGTGAACTTGAACGTGCAAAAAATAATATCAAATATCAACAAGAGGGAATAGACAGAAATACTGAAAAATTAAAAGGTATTGAGGATAAAGAGAGTTGGTCTTATTCTTCAACTAAGAATTATATTGATACATATAAAAGAGAGTTGAAAAAGGCTGAAAAACATCTTGAATACATAGAAAATAAAATAAACAGATTAGAGCTTGATTTTGAGGGCAAGGACTCTGAAGAAAATATCCAAAAGCAAATAGAAGCAGTACAAAAAGAAATCGAAAACTTAAAAGAAACAACGGAACTCAAAAAGGCTGAATATAAGGACGAATACGAGAGAAATCGTAAAGAGGGTAAAAAACTAGAAGATTATATTGCCGATTTTGAGAAAGAAACAGATGAATTATTAAAGTTAGAGAATGATGCAGATAAATTAAAACGATATAATAATAAAAATAATTATATTGGTAACAATGATGAACACCGTTTCTTCTTCAAAAGAGATGCAAAAGCAAATGATGTGTTAACAACATTAAATGAGTGTAAAAATCATAACTCATATAGGCTTGTAAAGGATTATTTTGAGGGTTATGAACACATTAAAATTGCAAAAGCTGATGATGATATTTTGAAAAAATATGGTGCAAATGCATATTATATTGGTGATACTATTTATGTAAAAGAAGATTTTGAAATTCCGGATATTATTCACGAATTGGCGCATATTAAAGATGAAATGGCAAACGTTGATAATAGAATAATGGATCTTGAAGATTGGATTTATGATGCAATTATAAATATCCCTGAAAATCACGAAATATTGACAAAGGTAAAAGATTTTTTATATAATAATACATCAAGCGAAAAGTTTGCTAATCATAATGAACAAGTTGCAATTAATAGATTAAATGGGGGAACAAATGAGTCTTTCAAACAACCTACCCGAAGAACTAAAACCTTTATACACCAAATTGCTGAACTCGTCAAACGCAGACGAGATAATAAACATCGCTTTAGACTTAACCGTAAAAATGGACAAACTTCCCAAGAAACAGAGGGAAGCGGTAAGACAATTGCTGAGAAAAACTCCAAAATTTTAGCAAGTCAAGACGAAATCAAGATAGAAAAAGCGACTAGGGATAGTCTGTATCAATGGTATGGCGAAGTTGAAAAAGCTCGTTATGATGTTGACAAAGACTTAAACCAGTTCAACAAGATTACTAGATCAACCGCAAAAGATTTTAGCAAAAAAACAGGTCTTAGAGTATCAGATAAAATGATACGGGAAATATTGCCGTTTTTGAGAGAACGTACGGAAGTTCCTGAAGAATTAGGCAGAAAAGACCTGACCGAATTTTATAACAAGTTAGATAAAAACGATATAGCAAGATTAACAAAACTTGCTGATGATGTATGCGGTAAGTTTGATAAATACTGGCAGAATTATAAAGATGCTAAAGGCGTTATATCTGATGAAGATATAGAAAACCATATTTCACACTTGTGGAATGTCGGCAAAAAGCAAAAAGGTATATTAACAAATTATTTCAATACAAATTCAAGATTTGCTAAACCTCGTACAATTGAAACACTTGTAAAAGGTATTGAACAGGGGCTTGAACCTAGAACGCTTGATATTGGCGAAATATTAAAGATACAGTCTGACTCTCTGATTAAATCAGCGAATGACAGTATTCTTGCAGAAACTCTTAAAAAAATGAGATTTGGTAAAGAGATTTTATTGCAACCGAGCCACAAAGCTCCTGCCGACTGGATAGAAATAGATCATCCTGCATTGAATAAAGCAGTTTATACCGGAAGTACCGATAATGGCGTTATATTATCTAAACGAAGTGTAAAAGTACATCCTGCCGTTGCTGAAATAATTGCTCCGGTGTTTGAGGTACAAAAAGCTGATAATCTCGGTTGGAAGATTTATGACAATATAAACGGAACATTAAAACAAGTTCAATTAGGTTTTAGCGGTTTCCATGGGTTTGCATTAACAGAGTCGTCAATTGGCAACTCATACCTTAGAAACACCTTGAAACATCTTAACCCTAAAAAGTTTGTAGATGCTATCCTGAATGGCGATTATGACATTTTCAAGCAAGAAAAAATTGCAAAAGACGGTATAGAACACGGGTTAAAACTCGGAACGCCAAGCGACTTAAACAGAAATAACGTAGAAAAATTCCTTAGTAATATCCCGATTATTGGTAAATTGACAGAAGCTAACAACAAAATTTTATGGGACTGTCTGCATAACTCATTCAAAATTGAAGCATACAAAATGAAATGTGATGAAGTCGGGGAAAACATCACAACAGAACAAAAAAGAGCAATTGCACAATGGGTAAATGATAGTTTCGGCGGTCAAGCGTGGGAGCTTCTCGGGGTTAAAAATTCAACTGTTAAAGGTTTATCAAGAGCGTTATTATCCCCTGACTGGTTAATATCAACGACACGCCAGTTTATGGGTATGGCTGAAAATGTACCGGTAAGCAAATGGCTTGAAAAATGCGACATAAAAGCATTGAAAAAGTTTGCGAAAATATCAGGGGTTTCAGATATAGGCGACAATCTCGGAGTCCGTGGAAAGAGCGCAAGGAAATTCTGGGTTACTGCAATGGTATTCTCTGTACTTTTCTATAACCTTATAAATGCTATGTTTAGAGCAAAGGACAGAAAAGAACACCCTGAATATTATTCAGATAATACCTTGATGAGCTATACTATTTGGGATAATGCGCTTCCTGGGGATAAAGCTTCAACAAAACTAATGCCGTATATCTTTATTGGCAGAAATAAAGACGGCTCTGCAAGATATTTAAGACTCGGTAAACAATTCAGAGAAGTTCCTGAGATGTTATCTGAACCAGTTTCTAAATTATCAATGAAATCTGCAACAGTCCCGAGTGCGCTTGCAAATGTCGGACTAGGTTATAGTATCGGGGATGTACCTAAAAAACTTGCAGGAAAAGATACAGATGTTTATTATAACCAAGAGATCTGGAACGGATACGGCAAGTTTGCGAAGAAAAAGCAGGGTGCAGAGCTTTATAAAGGTATGGGTAAAACCGCATTAAAGAGCGTTGCTCCGTTTATTGTTAATAATGCTATGAATGAACATCACAATTTCAGCGGTTGGGATGTATTTGCTCAAACATCAAACGGGCTAGGCTATACAAAAGCTAAAAAACAGTATTTATATGCTTATGAACACGGAAACAACCCAAAAGATTTTGAGAAAATAACCCGCAAAGGTATTCAGGACGGAATGAGTTACAGAAAGCTCAAATCTGCAAAGAAAAAGGCTGAGTCTGAATATAAGCAAAACATAGTCAATGAATATGCTGAGCAATATGTAGAAGCATTAAAACAACAAAATCAAAGTAAAATCAACAAAGTTTCAGATAAACTTGAAAAAGAAAATGTTCCTGCAAAAATCCGGACTAAAGTTTATAAAGAAGCACTAAAAGAATATCGTAAATCAGTTAAATAGAGGTTAGGAATGGATAAAGAAATTGTTACAAGGTACGCCCCTGTCGTACTTATCGTTTTTATGATGTTTTTTCAATATAACCTATTTGTTACACCAGTAACGCTTGAAGAAACACACAGGGAAATATTGAGAGAAGTTCAAGATCACTATGTATCAAAAGAACAATATAACGACCTGAAGAAAACAATTGATAATATGCAGGTCAAAATCGACAAAATATATGATGTGATTATGAGAGGGAAAAAATAATGGGACTTACACCAATAGTAAATGGCACTCTTGCAGATGCAACAGTCGTTGATAATAATTTTAAGTATTTAGATGATCAAATTACGGATGCAAACCGTAATATTACCAATACACAAACATCTATAAAAAGCTATGTTAACTCATTACTATCAATATACCAAAATGTTAATGAGTTAGATACGTCCGGCACGATTGCCTTGACGGATAATTCTATAAATAAGATTACGCCAACTGCAAGTGTTACATTCAGCTTGCCAAATCTTAGTTCGGAAGAAACGCCTAAATTTCATCAAATCCTTGTTCAATTAAGTCTTACGGATGTTAGTTTTGTTAATGTTGATAATCTCGGAACAACAAACTATTTTTATAGAATAAAACCAAGTATTTCAAAAACAGGCAGATATAACATTGTTTATGAATATGATAACTCTGCCGGGAATTGGTTTGTGGGTGTTGTTGAAAAAGGGGTTGCTTCATAATGAGATTATTAAGCAAGGAAATATTTGGTATTAAAAACACCTTTTATATTAAGAAGCATAGTTCACATCAATGTAATGATGTAGTATTTCTTGATAACTATTATATTATTGCTTGTAATAATGGCTCAATTGCTTTCACTACAAATTGTTGTGATTATAGAACATTGAGATTTTCATCAAACATAGCGGATGAAAATTTTATTAAAATTATAACATTCAATAACAAGTGGATTGCAATTAGTGAGAACGGATATGTTGTTTGGGGGGATACTGATCCAAATAATGGTTATGGAATAAAACTAGATACTACAAGTTTGTATGATATTACAACAGACGGTCAGAAAGTGGTTATATCTGCATCCGGGTGTAAAGCTTTTATAACTGAAGATTTAACCAATTGGGATGAACAAACGATAGATCCGACCATACCAAATGGCACAGTCAACTATTGGAAGAATATAATATTTAATGGTTCTCAATTTGTAGTTTTACAACCTATTCTGAGTGACAACAAATCTTATGTAAAATTTTCAACAGATTTAATCAATTGGGGAAATGCCATTTCTTGCCCTTATAGAGTTTCAGATATGTATTACATAGACGGCAAATACTTTTTATTAAGAATTAATGGATATTGGCACACAACGGATTTTAATAATTACAGTAATTTAGTCTTTACTAATGGTGTTCCTCAAAAATGTTTTTATAATAACGATAAATTGTATATAGCGTGTTACGATACATACGGTCAATATACTCAGGGAAATATTGATATTATAAATAATAATAATTTTAATCGAATTGCTGAAACACTGAAAGTTGGACAATATAGGCTAAAAAGTCTTTATATCAATAATAATAGAATTTTTTGTTGTGGGGACGGGTTGCCTGATGATTCAGTAAGTGGGTATGTTTCTTATAGATATAACGCAGGATAAAGGGGATTTTTATATGATGAAACTTAATAAAGATACCGGTGAAATAACGACTTTTATCGGGGATAGTGGGAAATTTTATCTTTCAGGGTTACCATTGTCAAGTAGTGGCTCTACCAATGTTTATTTTTCAGTCTATAACGACAAAGACGATATTCTGAACGAGCAAGAATATACTGCAACAGTTTCGGGGACTTTAACAATGTTTATTCCTGCCGAATTTACTGATGTATTAACTATTCCAAAAAACGAGGATAGCGCTGAATACTATTACGGAATAAAAGTGGCATATTACGACGTGGACGGGAACAGAATAGAGTCAACTTGTACAATTGGTACTCATAAAGAAGATGAGCCTACATTGTTTACGGTTTACCCGAAACGAACAGAGGGCGGGAAAACACCTGATCCAGATACAGAAGAAGAAACAACAGAGGAAACAAATGAGTAATATTCAGCTTCAAGAAAATGATACAGAGAATATTATCCAATTATCAAATAATGCAAGTACATACGATATTACACTAACTGACGGGCAAGATGCTTCAATAGATGTAAGTTTGTATGGCAATGATACAAATGTATCTATTAATATTTTATCGTCGGAAAATAATACTTCTGAATTAAAATTATTCGACAGTAACGCCTGGGAATATGCAGAAGAATGCCGTCAGATCAGGGATAGTATTATAAATACTCTCGATAATATTCGCTCAGCAGGAAATATTGAAATAACAAGAGATAACGATATTCTGACTATCGGAACTAAAAATTACTTCCATGACCAAAATGTAGCTTCTGATATATGGCACATAGAACATAATCTTGGAAAACAATATGTAAATGTAATTGTCGTTGATAGCGCAGGGAATAAATATTACCCTGCAATAGATTACACGAGTGATACAGAATGTTATGTGTTCTTAAAGGGCGCAACAACTGGTACAGCGTTTGTAGAATAAGACGAAAGGGAATAAAATAATGACACCAACAAAAAGACCGATAATTCTTCCGGGGGATGCCGAAGTTTATGGCAACCTTGATGTAAAAGGTAATGAAATCCAAAATGCAAATATGCAGAACTTACAGACTGCTCCCCAAGATGCGACTGAGGGTAGATTTTATATGGATACCGTTAATCACAAACCTAAGATACATAACGGTACTGAATTTGTCGATTTCGGAAAAACTTATACAGACGGAAATGGGATTAACATAAATGATGGTGAAATAAGCATTGATGAGTCAGTTGTTGCAACACTGGAAGATATTCCTGATATATCTGGCAAAGCTGATGACAATACAGTTATGCATTTAACTGGTAACGAACAAGCAAAGGGCATTAAAAAATTCGCAGTTGATAATGGTAGTATGGTTTTATTAACTGAATATAACATTAGCTCTGAACAAGACCAAGGCATTGGGATAATAACACTTGATTACTGGGCAGAAACTGGTAAAACCTCGTTAAAAATTGGTGGCTTTAATGACGGACAAAATCCACTCGTGTTAACAGGTAAAGAGATTTATATTCAGGGAAGTAGCAGTAGCACATATTATAAACTTATAAATCGTTCCACTGGGAAAATTATTGATGATAGAATTTCTTCTAATATTGCAAGAACCTCTGATATACCGACTGTACCAACAACTCTTAGCAGTTTTACAGACGACTTAGGCTCAAGCCCTACTCACACTCACAGTCAATACCTAAACTCGTCATTAAAAGGTGCGAATAACGGTCTTGCTGAACTGGATGCAAATGGCAAAATCCCTACGTCACAAATTCCCGGCTCTATTGATGAAGTCATTGACAGTTATATCGTATCGGGTGCAACTGCTTTAAGCTCCGGTTGGTTATCTAAAACGAGTGGCGGTAGTGCATTAACTCCTGAAACTGGTGTTATTTATGTTGTTCTATCAAGTGGAGCATACCTGAATAAAACCTATCGTTGGAGCGGTTCTACCTATGTTGAAATATCGGCAAGCCCGGGACAAGCAACAGAAAGCTCGGCAGGTATTGCAGAAATTGCAACAACTGCGGAGGTAACGGCAGGAACAGATGATACAAGAATGGTTACTCCATTAAAACTTGCAGGTGCGCTATCTGGTTTTGTTAAAAAATACGCAACTAATAACCCTGCATTAACCGTAACAAACAACTACGGAACATGGACTATTAACACTGGCATTTCTTCATCAGATTTGAATGTTAATTTCTATGATATTACAAATGACGGAAACTCTGTTATATATCCGTCATACAACGTGAACAACGGCGTTGTAACGGCTTGGTTTTATTCAACAAGTAACAACATATCAGCAGATAAGATTAGGGTGGTAGTAACAGGATAGTAATATGACGACAATAGATAAATTAACAAAAACACCTGCTCCAAATACGGTATATGAAACTGTAAACAAATTAATTGATGCCGTTGAACAAGGTGGTGGCGGTGGTGGTGGAACTGCCACCGATGTTCAGATAAACGGCACATCAATTACAAGCAACAATGTTGCTAATATCATTACTAACTCTGCTTATAATTCAACAAGTAATAAGATTGCGACAATGAGCGATATACCGACAGTAAATGATGCAACAATAACTATTCAAAAAAATAGTACAACGATTGATAGTTTTTCTGCTAACCAACCAACAGCAAAAACAATAAATATTACTGTTCCGACTGATACAAGCGATTTAACCAATGACAGCGGTTTTATAACAGGAATTAACAATTCTGATGTTACAACAGCTTTGGGTTATACACCGGAAAATCAAGCTGATAAAGTGACGGTTATATCTTCGCAAAGTACAGATACTCAGTATCCGTCTGCTAAGTCTGTGGTTGAATTATTGAAAACAATCTACCCTGTAGGTGCAATATTTATCGGAACAACTGCAACCTGTCCTATGTCTGCCCTGTTCGGAACTTGGGAACGTGTTGCAGGGGACAGATGTTTACAGGGTGCAAGCACTAATCATAGTGCGAATACTACTATATCAGCAGGGTTGCCAAATATTGAAGGTGGTTCTGGTAATTTTGTAAGTACTACAAGTTCATCCCCTGAAAGTGCAACGGATGGTGCAATTACTACAGTAAAAGGGTCAGGTGTTAGTGTAGGAAGTAGTGGCTCAACTAGATATATGAGGCATATAACTTTTTCTGCCTCAGACTCAAATTCAATTTACGGAAATTCAACCACAGTACAACCACCTGCGTATGTAGTTAATGTATGGAGGAGGACAGCATAAATGATTAAATATTGTTTTATAAAAGATGAAGAAACAGGACTTGTTCAGCTTGGTGTTGGCTGTTCTGATGAATATTATATTGAAATCGGAATGGTTGAACGTGACGTTGAACAGTCTGAAAAGAATGGGCTTTGGTACTTAGCGGAAAAATGTCCGCATTATACCGAAGAAGAAAAATTGCAAATAGCAAAAGAGGATAAGATTGCTCTTAATGATGAGTTAAGAGATACTGCTTTGCTTGGCGGTGTTGAGTATCAGGGTGTGTTGTTTGATTCTGATACAGACCAAAAAATAAATCTGCTTGCAACGGTAAATATAATGTCAGATACGGACACAGTTGTTTGGTATGGTATGGATAATCAGGGTTTGTTATGTACTAAGACTGATTTATTGGCTATCGGTGGACTGATTACAGAGTTGCACTCATTCTGTTGGCAGAATAACGCATACATAAAAGAACAGATAAATCAGGCTGAAACGATTGAGGAATTAGAACAAATAGAGATTAACTATGAAAGGGGTTAAGATGAAATTTATTAAAAAGATTATCGGATTTTTTAAGAAAACAAAAGAAGTAACGGAAATTACACAAGCTAAAATTAAAGCGTTTATTTCTAAGTACAAATCAGAAATAAGATTATTTATGAGCATTTTAGAAGCTATATTCCCGCCGAAAACAGGTATTCAAAAAATGGGGAAAGTTGTTGAAACTGTCTGTATGGGTATGGGGTTAGAAGAATATTCATACGACGTGAGAGAATATGTAGAAGCTGAATGTCAGAAAATTTATGACGAATTAAAGAGATAGAAAGGATAAAATATGACTAATTCTAAGTATGATACAATATCTGGGAGCGATTACGTTGATGTTGAAAGTGAACTAAGTATTTCTTTTACAACCGGAACGAATTATCAAATCCAAATAATAAACCCTGCTTATATTTGCGAAGCAGACACAAAACCAACTGAGGGCGGATTTTTAACAACAAGTAAACCATTTATTTATACGCACGGAAGCTCAAAGTTGTGGGTTTGTCCTAAAACCCCATATTTACCAATAAAAATAAATGTGGCAGAGGGCGTAGCATTCAATTTTGCTAATATCAATGTAACAACACCGGCAGAACAAACAACTGAAGAACCATAGTATGAGTTATGATCTTTTAGATAAACAAGCTGAATTTATGGAAATACCACACAATAACCCTCTTGATGTTGCAATATATCAAGGGGGTTATGGTAGTGGAAAAACTTGGTGCGGAGCATTGCTCGGAACTATGCTTGCCCGAAAATATCCGAAATCCAGGGGGCTAGTGGGTGCAAAAGAATATGAGCTTGTCAGAAAAACAACGCTTGTAGCATATTTGGAACACTTAGAAGCTCTCGGATATAAAGAAAAAGTTGATTATACCTATAACAAAGTTGATAAGATTATAAAATTCAAGAACGGCTCTGAAATTTTATTCTCGGCATTGGACGATCCGGAAAAGTTTAAATCTTTAGACTTGCATTGGGCAGAGATAGAAGAAGCTTCACAAATTGACGACTCTTCATTCAAACAGTTGTTAGGGCGTTTGCGTAATACCCACAGAGGTAAAAACTGGAAGAATTTCAGATATAGATTATTCGGACATACTAACCCGCAAGCTGATAAAGGTTGGATATATGAGCGATTTGTAGCGCATCCGAAAGAAAATTATAGGCTAATTATAGCGCCGACAACTAACAACATTTATTTACCAGAACACTTTGTTCAGTCGTTAAAAGATAGTTTCGACGAAGAGTATTACAGAATAAACGTACTCGGGGAATTTGGCGATTATAATAGTGGGCTTGTTGTTAAAGGGTTTAGTGATGAAAATATCAAGAAAATAAACTATTGCCCTGATTTACCAGTGCATCTGACTTGTGATTTCAACGTAGATCCTATGATGTGGTTGGTAGCCCATGTGGACGACGAGAACGCATTTTATTTTGATGAAATTGTTGTTGAGAATACATCAACGGAACAATGTATAAAAGAATTTATAAAACGGTATCCTGATCACAAATCGGAAATTATCATCAATGGGGATGCTTCCGGGGATAATAGAAGCACTCAAAGTGAATTTACCAATTATGCAATTATCAGACGTGAGCTTTATGATTCCGGGTACGATCGGAAGCAAGTTAAATTTCATTTAAGAGATTATAACCCGCCGATTTTGAACAGGATAGCAAGCTTCAATGCAAGAGTCCGAAATACAAAAGGGGAACGACATTTATTTGTAGATGAAAGATGTAAATATTTCCTGAAAAACATATATAACTTAAAATTCAAAGAGGGAACTTCGATTATTGATGCGCCAACTATCCATACTCTCAAAAAAGATAGAGATAAGAAATTTATGGGACATATTTTTGATGCAGGAAGTTATCTGACGGAATACTATTGGCGAATAAGATAATTGGTAAAATTGCCCTAAAATCGGGGTATCTGTATATCCTAAATAATTTTTTAGGGGGCTTAACGGTCATTCTGACGTGAGTAAATTTTTGAAAATTAGCAAAATTATAGGAAAAGAGGGTTTATGAAGCGAATTATTATACATTGGACGGCTGGAACAGGACAGCCAAATCAAACGGATTTTGAACACTATCATTATTTAATTAATAAAGACGGGGTGGTTGTCCAGGGTAAATATAAACCAGAGGACAATGAAAACTGTCAGGACGGGAAGTACGCTAAACATACTGGCGGGGGAAATACTGGAAGTATTGGCGTTAGTATGTGTGGCATGGCTAATTTTAGTCAGGGTAAACCAAATAGCACAAAATATCCGCTAACGGCAAAACAGGTAGAAGCAATGTTCAAGCTCTGCGCCGTCTTATGTAGAAAACACAAAATTGCTATAACACCGCAAACTGTAATGACTCATTATGAGTTCGGGCAGAAACATCCGAAAACTGAGTCTTTCGGTAAAATAGATATTATCTATTTACATCCTTATCCATGGGTAGCAAAGAATGAAATGGGCGATTTTATAAGGAGTAAAGTGCGGTGGTATTATCAAAATCCATAATTTGCTCTTCTTCTTATGTTCATAATCAACACTAAAAGTCCTACTGTTTCAGTGGGACTTTTTCTTTTGAAAAATTTCTACAACATTTCTACAACATAACATTGTCAAAAGTATTAAAAATGTCAAATGTATCAATTTTGTCAAACCCCTAAAACGTACACTATATCAATGTTATCAATTTTGTCAAAAATATCAAATATATATATATACACCTTCCCAAGGTTGACGTCGCCGGTTCGAGTCCGGTCGTCCGCTTTTCTCTTTACCCTTATATAGCTTGCTTTTTCGGAAATGGTATTATATTAGATTTTTCAGTTTTCTGTTTTTCTACAACATTTCTACAACAGAATATATTATTTATAACTTCCTTGGCATTGTTGATCATATCGTCATTGTTTCGTGCGTATATATTTGTTGTTGTTTCTGTCCGTGCGTGACCGACATTGTTTTGCGTAAATTTAACAGACAATCCGCTTGATAATGTCATATCTATATATGATCCCCGTAAATCGTGGAGTCGGACTCGTTTGTTTATGTTGCATTTTTTTAGCAATTTGTTCCAAAATCGTTTTCTGAAATTATTAGCATTAATATATCCGCCAATTTCATTCGGGAATAATATGCTTCCCTTTACTGTCGGAATATATTCTCTTAAAACTTTTGCTAAATCTTCGTGGAAATAAGCTATTCGGTAAGAGCTTGCAGTTTTCGGGGTATGTTTTAATTTACCTCTTGTAAACTGCTTATTTACAGTTATCCCATATATATCCAAATTTACGTCTGTAACGTCAAGACCAAATATTTCGCCCTCTCTCATTCCTGTTCCGATAAATGTATATAAACATACATAATCTCTGTACTTGAAATCCGGATCTGTTTCAGCAGTTTTTAGTATTTGTTTTAATTCGCTTATTGTTAAGTGGTTTATATCCGGTTTCGGTAGTTCGATTTTATCTAATTTATTAAATTTATTCATTGATATTAAGTTTTTATTGATTGCATTGTTTGTAGAAGCTCTCGCAAATTTCAAACAGTCTTTTGCAACATACGGCGAATGTAATTCTATCTCATCAAAAAATTCTTGTAAGAATACTAAGCTAACCCTTTTATATTGTAGATGCTCAATTTTCTTGAAATATTTGTTGTAATACCTTTCACAATTCTCATAAGTGGACTCGGACTTTTTTCTTAATTTGTTAAAATATAAGTCGAAAATATCCTTTATTGTTATATCTGTTTTAGTACAGATCCCGTCCTCATAGTCCTTTAAGTGTTTTTTTGCATCTTCTAACCCTATATATCCCCCGACCGTGTGTTGTTTCCCTTGAATGTCACGATATGAAATATAGTATTTTGTTGTTGTTCCCCTTTTACCGTTATATTTGCGTTTTATGATGCTTGCCATTTCATTGCCCTTTTTGCTCGGAAATTAAGATAATCTTGCTCACTTATAGCAATACCCCCTTTGTCATATACCGGGATAACCCCAAGTCTGCAAGACCACTTATATATAAAGTGATATTTTATTCCATACTTTTTAACGACTTCCTTTAATGTCATTAAATCATCAGGTGTGTTTTGATTTTCTCTCAAATTTATTATTTCTGCCATAGTTTTATCCTTTCTTTTTACAAAAAGTCATGAACTTTTGTAAATTCTTATCCTTTCAAAATATCTGCTATCTCTGTTCTCTCTTGCTCTGTTAGGTCTTGCCAAAGGTTGTTGATAAGTCCTGCCAAACTTTCTTCAAAATTTTCGCTTCTTCCTGTTGAAAGATTAGGCAATATTTCATCTCTTGTTTTTCTGTTTAGATAAAAATATAGTAAGTATTGTGTATCATTATAATTACTACTAATTTCTAATTTACCTGCTAATTTACCTAACCACTTAATCAACTCTATCTGTTTCTCTGCTGTGAATGGTGGGTAAGTATCTCGGTCGTATCATAATGGCTTAACTTTACCCCTGCATTCTCATACATCTTTTCTACTTCTGACATTCTACACCTCTATCTTTTTGTATTAACTGTAATCTCGTGAAATTGGAATTTTCTTATTTCTCCATTTGCATCATACGCAACAATGTAGGCTGCATCCAGTGGGAATACACCTCCATTGTGTACACAACCAAGATATGTGTATTGCAATCCTTTTTTGTCTATTAATTTTATTTCTGACATTGTTTAATCTCCTTATCTGCCCATAATGGTTTTGCCCATTCGGCTGTTGTTGTCGTACACATTGGTACATTTGCCCAATTAAAGTTATGTGGGTTTAATTCTTCTCTTATAACTTGTCTGATTAGTTCTTTCAGTTCTTCTTTATCAATAGTTATTTCTGACATTCTGTGTCCTCCACTATCCACTCAAGTATTTCAACAATTAAATTTTTTACCTGTCTTGCATTATGTCTATCAGGATAATATTCTGGCAATTTTAGTGATTTTACTTCTATTATCTTTTCTCTTATTTCATCTTCACTTCTCATTGGTTTGCTCCTTTATATTTCCGTTTGCATATATTAAACTCATTATCATTTGTGTAACATTCCCGACAAAATTCTCTTCCATAGTTGGTGTTTTTGTTACATCCATTGGCGGATTAAACTTGCATTGAACATCTATTTTATTATCTTCTAACATTTCCATTCTTATTATTGATTTTTGATTTCCACATTTTACTTTAATTGTTCCGTACATCCTACCCCTCGCTTTCCTGTTGTAGCCATTGTTTGACATATTTAATATCGCATTTCCCTGCAGGTGGGCAGTAACCACCTAACAATTCATAATTTTGTGAACAAAAAACACAAGAATTTAGTGTTTTATAACAAAGCATTTCTGCCATTTCATCAAGTGTCATAGCCTTTATTCGTTCGTAATTGTTCATTATTCTGCTCCTTAATGCTCTAAAAATTCTTTTATAAGTTTTTTAAGTTTTGTATTTTCAATGACTTCAAGTGCATACATCGTAAAAAGAAATATGTTGTTTATAATTAAAAATTTCATTATTCTGCTCCTATAACTTTATTTCCCCAAAAATCTTTATACCATTTTAACCATTGACATTTGT